AGGCAGGCTTCTCGAAGACGCAGGCCACGGCGATCGCCAGTCGCGGCCTGTCGCATCTGCTCCGGAGCGAGTCCGAGGGCCAGGCGAATGACGCAGCCGCACTGCTTCGAGCACTTCGCGGCTAACCCCCAACATCGCTCACGGAGAAACGATCATGAGCACCGACAACAAGTCGGCGGCCGAGCTTGCCGCTGAAATCAAGGCCGAGCACCAGCAGGCCGTGGATGCCGTCAAGGCCATCGCCGAGGAGGCGCTTGGCAAGGCGAAGACCGGCGAGGAACTGACCACGTCGCTCAAGGAGCAGGCGGACGAGGCTCTCGTCAAGATGAACGGCCTTTCCGAGCAGTTTGCCGAGATCGAGCAGAAGCTCGCCCGCGGCGGCGGCAAGGAAGGTGAGGGCGAGAAGTCGCTTGGCGAGCGGTTCGTCGAGAGCGACGGCTTCAAGTCCTTTCAGGACAGCAAGTTCGCCAAGAGCGCCCGCGGCGCCGACATGAAGGTGAAGGCGACCCTCACGTCGCTGACCACCGACGCCGCCGGCTCCGTGGGTGACGCCATCCAGACCACGCGTCTCCCGGGCACCCTCCCGCTGCCGCAGCGCCGCATGACTGTGCGTGATCTCATCACGCCCGGCCAGATGGACGGCAACGCGCTGGAATACGTCAAGGAGACGGGCTTCACCAACAACGCCGGCATGGTGGCGGAAGGTGGCCTCAAGCCTTCGTCCGATATCAAGCTGGACTTGGTGACGACCTCGGCGAAGGTCATCGCTCACTGGATGAAGGCTTCCAAGCAGGTTCTGGACGATATCGCGCAGCTTCGCTCGATGATCGACCAGCGTCTGCTCTATGGCCTCGCCTACGTCGAAGAGCAGCAGTTGCTCAACGGCGACGGCACCGGGCAGAACCTGCACGGCATCATCCCGCAGGCGACCGCATATTCGGCGGCCTTCACACCGACGGATGGCACGGCGATCGACACGCTGCGCCTTGCCATGCTCCAGGCGGCGCTCGCGGAGTATCCGGCCACCGGCCATGTGATGAACCCGACCGATTGGGCGCGGATCGAGCTCACCAAGAATGCCGGCGGCGACTACATCATCGGCGTGCCGCAGGGCACCGTCGGCCCGCGTCTCTGGGGCCTGCCGGTGGTCGAGACCCAGGCCATTGCGGTCGACAAGTTCCTGACCGGGGCCTTCCGTCTCGGCGCTCAGGTCTTCGACCGCTGGGATGCACGCATCGAAGCCGCCTATGTCGAGGACGACTTCATCAAGAACCTCATCACGATCCTCGCGGAAGAGCGGCTCGCTCTCGCCGTGTATCGTCCTGAGGCCTTCATCTACGGCGATCTCGGCTTCGTCGTCTGACGATCGGCCCAGTAAGGCGGGCGCTCTCGGGCGCCCGCTCTCTGAACCGATGGAAGGATTTCGCCATGGTGATGACGAAGAGACAGCAGAAGCGGAGCTATGCCGGGTTCCTCGGCGCCAATGGCGGCGATGCGCCGGAAGCCCCTGCCAACACGACACCCCCGGCGATCACGGGGACGGCTCAGGTCGGCGAGGACTTGACCGTCACGCCAGGCACATGGACCGGCGTTGCCGCGCCCGACCTCACGTATCAGTGGGAAGCGGACGGCACGGCAATCGATGGTGCGACCGGCACGACCTACACGCCGGTCGCCGGTGACGTCGGAGCCGTGATCACCGTCACCGAGACGGCTCGCAACTGGAAGGGCTCCGCGTCCGAAACCAGCGCCGCCACGTCCGCTGTCATAGCGTAAGGAGAAGTCCCATGAAGTTCGAAGTCCTTCGCCAGCATCTTGGCGACAAGCAGTACATGCCCGGCGATGAGCGTGACGCCAACGAAGGCGACGTCGCGCATCTGGTCAAGGCCGGCGTCCTGAAGCGCAAGGCCGAGGCCGCGCCGAAGAACAAGGCCGAACCCGCTCCGAAGAACAAGAGCAAGTGATCCATGTACGATCCCGTCCTCGTCACGGCGCCGACCGTAGCGCCCGTCTCCCTCGACGAGGTGAAGGCGCATCTGCGCGTCATCGAGCTTGACGTGGACGGGACGGCGCTCCCGAACGAAGACGATGGCCTGATCCAGAGCTACATCGATGCCGCCGTCTCCCATCTCGATGGCTGGTCCGGGGTTCTCGGCCGGTGCCTTGTCTCCCAGACATGGCGGCAGGATTACGACTGCTTCGCGCAGTGCCTCCGCTTGACGCTGGCGCCGGTCGTCAGCGTGTCCGCCGTCACCTATCGCGATGCAGCGGGCGATGAGACGACGCTGGATGCGGGCGACTATGCGCTCGAAATCACCGGCGGCGGCACGCCGATCGTCTGGATCAAAACCGGTTTCACGCGCCCGTCGAGCCTCTATGACCGCCGGGCTGTCTCGGTCGAGTTCGTGGCCGGCTATGGCGATGCAGCCGCGGTGCCGCAGGCGCTGAAACACGCGATCCTCCTGCTCGTCGGGCACTGGTACGAAAACCGCGACGCGGTAACGGTCGGAACGGTCGGCCACCAACTGCCGATGGCTGTCAATGCGCTGATCGCTCCCTATCGCAGGATGTCGGTCTGATGGCGACGAGCGCAGGCGATCTCGACCGGCGCATCAAGATCGTCCGTCAGGGCGAGACCGGCCGGAACGAGTACAACGAGCCAATCTATGGCGACGTGACGGTTGCGTCTCTGTGGGCCAAGCGCTCCGATGCGAGCGACAGCACGAAGCTTGAATACGAGGCGGCGGGCCAGGTCAGCGCGGCGCAAATCTCGCGGTTCGTCGTGCGGTCCAGCCCGCGCACTCGCGGCATCGAGGCGACCGACCGTATCCAGCATGACGGCAGCGACTGGAACATCCTCGGGGTGAAGGAGACGGGCGAAGGGCGGAAGCGCTTCCTCGAAATCACCGCGGCCCGGGAGGCGGACTGATGGCGTCCTTTCAGATCAAAGGTCTTCGCGAGATGGACAAAGCGCTTCAGGAGTTGAAGCGTCCGACTGCGAAGAGTGTTGCCCGGCGCGTGCTGAAAGAGGCGGGCGAGCCGATTGCCCGTTCCGCTCGGGCAAAGGTCCCGAAGCTGACGCTGCATATGGCCGAGAGCATCGACGTCGGAACAAAGCTGACGCGACGGCAGGCGAGCCTTGCGAAGAAGTTCTCGAAGAGCGGCGTCGAGGTCTACATCGGCCCGAACGATCCGGGCGCCGTCGCCGAGGAATTCGGCTGGGAGCACGGGGCCGCGCAGCCGTTCATGCGGCCGGCATGGGATGCCAACAAGGGGCTCGCCCTGACGATCATCGTCAACCGCATGTGGGACGAGATCAACAAGGCGGCCGATCGCGCCCGCCGCAAGGCGCTCAAGCTCAAGGGATGAACTCATGAAGATGACCGTAAGGATTACCGAAACAGCCGCTGGCCGTTTCGTGGCCCTCTGCGACGAACAGGGGGAGCTCTTGCCGTGTCAGCGCGCGGCCACCCTTCACACGGAGGTTAACGATCATCCGCGATTGACGGTCGAGTTCGTTGTCGACGGTGAGTCCCTACGGTTGGTCGAAAGCGCCTGATCCATGGAAGCGGCACTGACCTCTCTGCTTCTGGCCGATGCCGGGCTGACGGCGCTTGTCGGCGACCGCGT